AGATCTTTTACATATCTCACAAATGGCTCAATCTATTGAGATCACCGGTACCCAGAGAATACCGTTGGAGGCAGAGCTTATGATGGACGAGGCTTTTTACGTCAACACGACATCCCCCATCGTACACAATATCACATTCGACGTCGCTACTGCACAACAGCGACTCGACTCTCTGCTAGTTTTGGACGCTGAAAAGGAACTTGACATCGTCGAGGAGAACCCTTTCGTCACCATTACATTATTCTGCCAGAAATGGTTTCAGCGCGCCTTCAATGTCAAAGTTGAAGACAGTAGACGCGTGGAACTCCTCAAGGCAATCGTTACGGAGACCATGGAGTCTGCCCACGATTTCCCTGTTGACTACACCGAATACAACACTGAAGTCCACTGCAAATCTGTATATGAGGACGGCGTAGAGGTCACTCACGAGGTCAAACGTATTGGCCGGCAAAGAATTACGAAGGGCTGCAGGTCTATGTTTGCAGCAGCACTGGCAACCCGAGTCAAGGTAAAATTTGGATCATTGCATTATACTGAAGCAAACCGTATCATGGTCCACAGATGGTTGTCAGGAGTCGTCATGGAAGAATTCCCGGACCTAAGGAACTCAGATAAGGCGTTGGCTCTGGAGAGAGCGACGTTCATGGCCTTCATAGTTAGCGCGGATTTTGCCAGATTCAAGGTTCTTTTCGAGGATAAGTCGATGCAAGATCGGCTCTTGATGCGCTTCGGCGCATCAAGCTAGGGATGCCCTGTTGTGACGGATGGTCAGGAGCCCAAAGCGAGTGATGCCTGGAAATCACTGCCTCCTGGCCAGCTGGTCGTCAAGAGACGACAGGGATCGCCTAGAAACCGCCAATGTCTGCGAATTGGCGGTGTCTCCCCAAACATCCAAATTGCGCCGTTCAATGAGAACATATCTACTTTACGGAGGGCTGTTGCTGAGCGTGTTTTCCTTGTAAAAGAGGAGGGCAAATTTGTTCCGCCCCCAAAACCTGTTCGAGGTCTCTTCGAAGCGCGGTTAGGCCGCATTCGGGATCAGTTGGCACCTCATCTTCCTTCGACCGCTCCTTTGAGCTTCCACGACACAGTGGAGACGTTCAGGGGCTGCAAGAAGGTGAGGTACCAAAGAGCTTGGGAAAAGATTGTGTCAACACGCACGTCGGTTCCCAAGGAGGCTGAGGTCAGCGTATTCGTAAAGTATGAGAAAACTGATCGTACGTCAAAATCGGACCCCGTTCCGCGGGTCATATCACCTAGAACCCCCGAGTTTAACTTGCGCGTTGCGCGTTATTTGCGAAAGGTGGAGGAGCCCATCTTCGACGCTCTCGGGAAGCTATTCAATCATAAGACGGTAATGAAAGGAGTCACTGTCATTGACACCGCTCGCTTACTCCGCGAGAAATGGGAACAATTCAACCATCCGGTGGCAGTTGGACTTGACGCCTCACGCTTCGACCAGCATGTGTCTAGAGAAGCATTGGAATTTGAACACAGTATCTATCCAATGTGTTTTCCCCGTTTAGCTCACAAAAAGAAACTCAAATACCTCCTCAAGCATCAGCTCGTCAATCGGTGTACTGGATACACTCAGGATGGTTCCCTGAAATACACGATTGATGGTACGAGAATGAGTGGAGACATGAACACTTCCTTGGGTAATTGTATATTGATGTGCATGATGATCAAAGGTTATGCACAAGATATGGGCATCAATATGCAACTTGCGAACAATGGAGATGACTGCGTAGTGTTCATGGAGAAAGCAGATTTGAGTAAATTCCAATCGAAGCTAAACAGCTGGTTCCGTGAAATGGGCTTCAACATGGTTGTGGAAAAGCCCTCTTATGAATTTGAACAGATCGAGTTCTGCCAAACAAGACCAATATTTGATGGCTCGAACTGGGTGATGTGTCGCAATCCTTGGACCGCCACCGCGAAAGATGCTGTGCTGTTAAAACATCCTAATCAAGTTAGTGATGCGTTCTTTCGCCAATGGCTGGATGCCGTCGGAACAGGGGGTATGGCGTTGGCTGGAGGTATGCCTGTCTTCCAGTCATTTTACAGAATGTATAAGCGATCAGGCCAAACCTATCGTAGAGTTGGTCGCACAGACAAACGTGTTCGTATGACATCTAACGAGATGTTACCCTGGTACATGAGGGAGGTGGGATTAAAAGGAGGGTTGAAGGAAAAAGAAGTCACGGCGGACGCACGCGCATCTTTTTACTTCGCCTTTGGAGTTACACCTGACGAACAGATTTTGCTTGAAGAGCACTACGATGATATGTTGATTACCACGTCTCACGGGGATTGGCATCCCCGTGAGATTTTTACTACTGTTGTGTGAGGAATAGTTGTAGGTAGATTAGGATGGGGTCGTATTGTTAATGAGCCAAAAATCATTTGAGATGCTAATATAAACGCCAAGAGACTGCACGGCTCAAGTCATCATGCTTCAATACGACGAACAGTCCCGATTCAACAGCGGGATCCCATACATGTTTTTAGCACCCGCAATAGTTGCAGCTTTAGGTTACGAGTTAGTATCAGCCTTCCAGACAACAGAACATTTACCCACTGTTAGCACAGTTGTCAAACCAGACACTACTACTTCACAAGAGGTTCAGCAGCCTCTTCAGCACCGAAGATTTGCAGATTCTTCCGATTCTATGAGCGACAAGCAAATCGTTGTATTTGGTGATAAGTCGAACCCCGGAATTAATACGTTGACCACAAACGGGTCAGGATCTATTTGGAGTCAGAGTTTGAGCAATTCAGACCTATCCAACTTGGTTTCTCGAGGACGTGAAGCTTTCTCCGGGGTCCCTATCACCAAATTAGCTTGCGACGCACTTGCTGGTTCTGTTCTCACAGGAGCATCAGCCCAAATCGCCAGCGACCTTTGTTTCAACGCTGTCAAAGAGCTTGTAACTAAGGCCATCCCTATCACTAAGGACGCTGTTAAAAGACTAGCGACATCAGCTTGGAGCAAGATGACTAAATCTAAGAAATCAGCTGTACCGCAAGCGGCACTTGCAAAAGTGGCGAACAAAGTCGCCAGAGCAGTCGGTAAAACGCCTGCTTTGCCGCCAGGCATGTACCAGGCGGGGGTTTCGGCCCCTGTCTCCTCATCACGCGTAATAGGTCGTGCCGGAAGGCCTTCCTCGAGGAATACCACCCGAGGAGTGGTCATACGGCACGCTGAAATGCTCGGTACGCTCTATTCATCATCTTCTGCCAATACATATCAATCCCAGTCTTTCACCATCAATCCTGGAAAATCTTGGGCTTTCCCCTGGTTGAGCACAATTGCCACAAATTATGATAAGTATCGGATCAGATCCATGAACGTCATTCTAAACACGATGCAACCCACCTCGGTGGCAGGCAAAATTGGAATTTGCTATGACCCAGACTCTACTGACGCTATGCCAGTTGATCGAACTGAATTCTTCGCCACGTATAAGAACGTTGAAGGACCCGTGTGGCAATCCATCAGTCTAGCCTTGCCAGTTTCTGGCAAGGAATTGTTCCTGAACACCCACACCACTAGTGACTCGAAGTTGGTTGATGATGGTCAATTCATTGTCATGTCGGACTTGCTTTCTGGTACCACAGTCGCCTTAGCAGACATGGTCGTGTCTTATGAGGTTGAGCTGTTGGACCCCCAGCAAGCATTGTTCACCACTCAAGATCTCCAACTTACCGGCGTTACCTATACTGGCCTAAGATATATCACAAACCTGGCTTCACCACTTGGTCCCCATATTGGCGAAATCTATCATTCCACGTCTACTATCATGTATATGGTTTTGCCTCCAGGCACATATCGCATCGGTATACACTGTTATGATTCAGCAGCTGGCTCGCCTGTTATGGTTGCACACAACGGCACATATAACACATCCCACTATACCAAATATGGAGTGGCCAATGGTTATCACTATGAGATCCTAGCAAAGTTTGTCACGTCAAATACCACTGATCCACCATCTGGAGAAACTATTGGTATTACGTTTAGCGTCGTCACAGTCGCTAATCTCGAAGCCATTAGGTTCCTTATCACACGTATTTCACCGACAGAATTTTCCAATTTCGGGGGATTTCTTTCCTCTGCTGCTGGAGCAGATATGTAACTCCTTTCCTTTATTCTTCTTTGTGTGTGTTTTCCTGCTTTATATTCCTTATGAGCCGCTCACGGGCCTAGTACGGAGGATTGGCTTCAACATCGCTCATACCCAGAACACCTAAGTAAATCTTCTTAGGCGTAGGATGAGAAGGGACCTTGTTGGAGTAGGATCAAAAACATTGTGTTTTTATAAAACCCAAAACCCGCCAAAAATATGTGTTGGGAGCGTATGAAAGTTGGGGAGGACGGTCCTTTGTTGGATCCTAGTGAACCTTCTCGCGCCTAAGGCTCCTGCAGTAACCAGCC